ATCCGTAACTGCTAGATCTGCTATTTGAGCAGTACCCACGGAAGCTGCACCGGGGTTTACTGTTTGTAAAGCTTTGCCTAAATAGACACAATATAATTCGTCAGCTGTCGTTGTAGCCGTCCCCATTGTAAGAGACGTGCCCGTAGCTGTGTAAGTAGATGGTTTTTGTCTAACGTTATTTAAAAATAACGCAATATCTTCTGAACTCTCTACGCTCGAACTTAATGTATAATCAGTACCATTAATCGTGGTAAAGGTTTGTGAACTAATGCTGATATATGCTTCAGCAGGTATGTTTCCTATATAAGCCATTGTTATCCTTATGTACTAATATCATCAACTGCGCTTACCCATAC